ACCTTCGTGCTAGCAACACCAGAAAGAGTGCTACTAATTGTACGAATAACGTACTGTCCAGCTACAGAATAGGCAAAAGTACCGCCAGAAAGAGCTTTCTGATTTGCAACCAAACCATTTGCTCTCTCGGATGGAAGAGTAGCCGTAAAAGGCGCTCCGTTATCCAAAAGAGACAAAGATTTGGTAATAACATCGCCAGTAGTGGTATTGCCTAGCAAAGTACCACCCTGTTTTTGGTCGGTGTAAGCACCGCCAGAAGTGTTTTTAAGGTAATCACCTTGTGTGGAAACAGGCATGAAATATTCTCCATGTTATAAGTATATTTTTTCCATGTATCCTACACAAATATCCGAGTCCATTTCTATATACACAAATCAGATTTGAATCTTATTTTTTTCTCGACATATTTTTACAGCTTTTAACAATTTTCTTCTAGCGGTTTCCCTACTATAGCCATTAGCGTTTCCTATTTCTTTCATCGTCATATTTTCTACAAATCTTTGTTTTATAATAGAAGAAACGTCAAGAGGTAGCCCTTCCAGTATGTCATAGCAGTTCATATCGGATTGGGTTTTCAAACACGGGGTGTTGTCTCGTACAAATTCACTAGAATATTCTTTTTTCTTTTTCTTTACTCTACTTCTAAAGGCAAAAGAAAGCTGCTGATACAGGTATGATGTGAATTTAGAACCCCTTGTAGGATCATATTTATTTATACAATCCCACAAAATATCCATTTTTATAGAGTCAATTTCATCATGATCAATATTATTTTTATAGGGGAACGAAACTTTATTCATGATATTAAGAATATTTTTATCTTTCAAGTAATTTTCAATGTCTTTATCCATCTTGGCTCCTAAGTATAATGCCACCAATCTCATTTTTACGTTCAATCAGGTTATTTAGACCGTCTAAATACAACCTATCCATACAATCAGAAACTATATATTCAACCTTTCCCTCCGGGGAAACCAAAATAGACCAGAATTTATTATTTTTTAGCTGGTCTTTTACCAAGTCTACAGTTTCTTGAGTTTCTTCATCTGACAATATTTCACTTTCTGTGTAAATACAAAGTCTTTCTTCTATGCTTTTTCTAACATCTGATATATCAAACAGCTTTGCAACACCTATGAAAAAGGAATACTTTCCCAATATTTTCAGCGCTTCAATACCCGCTACATCTTTGTTTAAAGTGTTAGAAATATTATTTGTTATAGGGAAATTAGTGTAGCCAATCCAGCAGTCCCATCTGTCAGAAGGTTTTAGCATTGACTCTTCAGGATACGGCCCTATAGGAGTATACAAAACTCTTTGCTGCTCCAAAATAAAGCCGGGATCTATGGGAAATTGTGCCATTTGATCCATTTCGTATTCTTGTTCTTCCACTTGTTGAATTGGCTCAACAGAAGAAAGAAGATCAACTTTAGCGTTCCAGCTTTCCCAAGCTATTTTTTTATGACCGGACATAATAGCCTCACAGAATTAAAAGGTGGTTGCGTCTATTGGGTTAACAACTACATTATCTCCTGATAGCTCGTCCACCGATTCTTTTAACGCCTTTAGATTCTTATACAGGTTAGATATTTTTTCATAGTCATCAGCCCTATCTTCTAATACACATTGCGACTTTAAATTATCCATAATTTCTTTTACTAATTCGCCTTCAGATAGCCTGTAAAGCATAGCGCCCAGTGAGCTTACGGCATCTTCTGTGGAGTCCCAATCGCAAGAAAAGTATATGTTTCCATCTTCTTCTGTGTAGACCAAAAGCTGACATATCGGATTGGCATCAGATTGGTGATCGTCCTCGTTGGAAAATTGCTCTTTCATAATTCTGTTTTAATTCAATTCCCATGTCGGAAAGTTCTGGTAGGGTGTAAAAAGATCCATTTTTTTCTGCATCTGTAATTTGTGGTAGACATGCTACATATACTACCTCACATTCTTGATTATTCAAGACCTCAAAACTAAAAAGATCTTTTTTAATCCAATTAAAATCAACATATAAATGATGATCTGAAATTTGTTTTAATGTTTCAAGCTCATTTTTTGTAGATATGTAACGAGAAGGAAAGTTATTATCATCATCAAGATAAACTTTTAAAAAATTACTATTTGTAACGTTTATATTGTTATCTTTTTTTAGGATTATATATGTTATTTTTACTTTCATTTAGATAAGTTCCAAGCAAGCCCAGAAAACACTTCGCTAATTTGTTGCTTTTCTTGCTGTGTTAATTCATGGTTTTCGTTTCCTGTAATTTCCGATATCAAAGATATAACGCCTGCGCCATACCCATCGTACTTACCTTTTAAAGAATCTTTAAATAATATCTTTCCAGATTCGGTGTAGATGTCGTTTACCTGCTGGACATCAGCATCGTAACCTAAAACCCTTTCTGAAAAAACTTTATTAAAAACACAAAGCTCAAGCCTGTCTTTATTATCGGTAACTTTTTCAGATACCTTTAGTGTTTTATCTTTTATTTCCTGCGTAGGCTCTTCTATAACTATAGAAGGAGCAGGAGTATCGGGAATCAAATCAGGAATCCGTTCCTGAATTTGAGGTAAAAATAAACCAATAAGAATTAAAAGCAAACCTAGTCCGGTTCTAATCGTCGAGGACTTCAATTTCATCCTCCTTTTCTAAACAGTTTTCATTTTTATCTACGAGTAAAGGAAAAACTTCATCTAGCTTCTTGCAGGCATTTGTCAAACATAGCTTTTCGCAAGAACTGTATAGCGTTTCCCATTGTGAAACTGTAGTAGATATGTTTTCACTTCTATTCGATTGACCAAGTGACGGGACTGAAAACCCCTTAAATAAATCAATCAGACTTGGAAGAGCAATAAACACACCAACACCAATTAGAATTAATTGAATCGTACTAAGTTCGCCCATTTTAAATTCCTATTATTTGGTTTCTCGTACAGTGTCACCAATAACCCAAGCTACAACAATTGTAACAACACCAAGAAGCTGATCTTGATTAAGCTCAACACCAAAAGCATCGGAAGCCACAACAGCTACCAAACCAACAGCAGAAGCCCAAAATCTACGAGACTTTGCCAACCCTTTCAATTTATCCATCTTATACTCCAATAAAATAGTTACCTTCTAAAAAATAGACCCCTACGCTGGGGTACATAAACTTTAACATTATCTTCACAGTCATCAGCCGAAGTCGGCTTTGAATGATAGGGGCAATCGGAAACGTGACCATCGCCCTGAACTATCTTTCCTGTTCCTTTACATATACACTTTTCTGGATCTGGATCTGGACCCAAAGGCTCATCATCTGGAACAATTTTTAATACGCTCGCTTCAGATTCCGAGAAAGCCTCTTTAGTACGATCAATTATAGACTGAAGATCCGTTGATGTCAACGATTCTTTTGGTTCTCTTTGAAAAAAAATAAAACCAAATATTAAAATCGCCCCAATTACCGCTTTTTGTTGTGTAGTCATTAGAATACCTCATTTATTGTCCAGTCTATTTTTCTAGCAGGGAATCCATCTACATCGCTGAAAACCCAAGCGCCTCCACCTGACAACATACCTCTGGCATCTTTTTCTCTAATCCAGAAACTTCCTTCTGGTTGATCGTGAACTCTTGGTCCACTGTTCCATTTGCCCCAGCTATTCTGTACCAAGAATAAAGTTTCTTTCAGTCTCGCATGTGTATCATCACAAGCAATCCAAGCCATAGCGTGATTCCAACCACCAGATCTCTTGGCGATACCGTTGCTATCCCTTCTAGAAGAAAAGCCGTACCCAGAACATACAGAAAGAGCATAGCCATTAGCCAACGCATCTCTAGCCTCCTCCACTGTTCTGATATTAGAAATAGTTTTTACTTGGTGCTTTTGCGCCTCTGTTTTATACACATCATTTGGTATTTTGAGGTTAGCACCTAAGCTAGAATTATATTTAGATAAATCCACATCTCCATATTTTTTTCTTACTAGTATTCCACCATTTTGATGTACATATCTAGCAGCACCAGAACAAGTCATGCCCTGCTTTCTGTGGCCTCTTGACTGATAAATAGCTTCTGTAGCTCCGCGAGCAATAAAATCTTCTCTATCTCCATTTTTAATTTCTACACATCTAGTAATATCTACAGCATTTCTTGTTGAGTGAGAAACGCAGTCTCCGGTTGTCTGCCTTTCTGCTGGGCCAAAACCGGGATCAAATTCTAAAAGAGCTTTAAAAGGTAGACTCAATTTACCTTCACCAGATTTTGACAGATGGTGTGCGGCAGCGCCAAATACAGGCGTAGAAAGTTCGCCTAAAAGTTCTGCTGTACCCTTCTCGTCACAAATGCTACCAACAAAACCGTCTTTGTAAAGGTTTAGTAGCTTTCTTGGTGTGCTAAAATCATAGTCCATTTATCAACTCCTGTGCTGAATTTTTCCAGCTAAATTGTTTTCCTGTCTCTATGCCATTTTCATTAAGGGTAAGTTGCCCGTCTTGTTTTAATGTATGAATATCTCTCATATACTCTATTGTAGCGTCTTTCTGGTCTTGGGCAATTTCTGCCCACATTCCACACTGACCATCGAAAAACACACCATCAAAAGCCGTTTCTAGATTGTCAATATTTATCAACCTTGAATTTACTGGTGTACAAAATTCTGTATGCGCAGAGTAATTAGTTGCAATAACATGTTTACCCATAGCCATCATTTCCAATAGCTCAAGATTCCAGCCCTCTGCTCTTGAGGGGAATACACCACAATCAGCTTGCCTCATGACGCTCATTACATCCTGATGAGTTTTCTGCCTTGGTATAATTCTTATTTTGCTTCCTAGCTTAGAATTTTTATAGAGGTCTTGCCAATTCTTATTCCCCTCTCCTATAAATGGATTATCGCACATCATCCATAGTTCTACATCATCATTCTCAGAAAAGGATTCATTGAAGCATTCTAGAAGTATATCATGACCTTTTCTTTTTTCCCACTTGCCGCAATTTAAAAAGACAGTTGATTGCCTTCCAGAAACCGCTGACGGTGAGAATATATCATTATCAACACCAAGAGGCACAACATGCACATCTTCATCTTTAAATTTTGTATTTTGTAAGATGATCTGTTTAGCCCATTTAGAGCAAACAAATATTTTATTACAGTGATGTAGGCTTGTTATTTCTTTTGCGTTGAAATGAGTAAGCTCAAAGATTGGAAAGCCTATAAACTTTCCATTACCAACTCTAGTAGTCAGATCGTTTTGATGCCAGATTTTAACACAGGGTCTATCAATAAGACATCTTTCTTGATTTGATATTGCCGCATAAAGTTCTTCGCTTTCAAAATCTTGCGGCTGAGAAATGGGATAGAGAGATACAGAATTATCTATTTCGTATAATTGTTTAAGTATATTGTATCCAGCTACCCCATAGCCCAGCGTGTTTATCGGCGTAATCAAGTTTATCATTCAAGTATTCCTAAATTAGAGTCTGTATATCAACTCTATTATAGGCGGTGTTACCACTTTTTGCAAGACCAATATCTAGCTTTCCAGCGAGGACCGGGATTTGTGTCGCACTTGTGACGAGCGCGAAAACTTTTGCGTCTAGCAGGATCATCTCTTTTGATTTCCATATTAGGATCGCCAAAGTTTACCTTGACAACATTACCCTTTTCGTTTTTAACATATACGCTAAATTTCTTAGGGCCGTCTGGAGTTCTAAAAGGTTTTCCAAGCTTTACTTTTCTTCCTTGATACTCTGCTGCATCACCTTTCTTTTTATCTTTGCGCAGCAGTTCAAAATCTTCTTTGCTAATCTTGCCATCTTTGTTTTTATCAAGAGCCTGCTTTTGCTTTGGAGACATTTCAGCCTTGGATTTTCTGGGATGACCTTTAGGTAGCAAGTCATTGTCTTGCGTATAGCCTGAGTTAGAAGGTTTGCCAGTTCTAAGTAGCGTTAAGAAAGCGTTAACTCTAGCGATAGCCCAACCGTGACGACTCATTTTTGGTGCGTGACTAGTTGAATAAGCACCAGCGCCACGACGATACACGGCTTTAAGCATACCTAAAGTAGCTTTTGAACCTTTACCTTTCGCGTTGTGGTCGGCAGCTTTCTTAGATAGTTGCGCAGTAACCTCTTTACTAAAGGTGATTTTACCACTAGGATTTTTAGCGCTGTCTGGCTTGTTCTTTTTAGATCCTCTCTTTTGATCTTTTTTGGGTGCGGGAGTTCTTCGTGGATCTCTTGGTCCCGGCTTGTCTGCTTCTGCATGGTCAGCATAGCACTCATGCTCAGACTGCGCTCTTTTTAACTGTTCTTGAGTTGGTCTGCCTTCTTTTTCTGTACGGGCTGGTCTGTAGTTTTTACCTTCTCTTTCTTTTTTTCTGCGAATATTTTCCCAGAGTCCGG